TTAAAGGCGCAACTGCGTTTGGTCAAGGCATGGGTAGTCAAGAATACAACAACGCTTTCAACCGCTATCTGACCGGCTTCAACGCCAACACGGGCGAACGAAACCAGCTCTATAACCGATATGCGGGCGTAGCGGGAACAGGTCAAAATGCGGTTGGAGGCGTTACGGCACAAGGCGCGAACATGGCAGGTAACATCGGCAACGCCTACATGACCAGCGCGGCCAACACCGGCAACGCAGCGCTGGCAGCGGCGGGGCAGCGTACTTCAGCGTTTGGTGGCGCGGCTAACGCGTTAGGTAGGATGTATGGTAATTATGGCCGGTCACCATATGGTGGCGGTGGCAACTACGCCCCAGTGCAAGAAGGCTCGTCTAATTTTAGCCAACCAGATATGTATGAATAAGGATATTAAGCATGGCTGAACTTAACTTTGGACTACTGACCCCGCCCGGCTTGCAGAGCATAGGCAACGCTTTTGCACAGGGCATGGATCAAGCGCAAGAATCGCGGGCGCGCGACTTGCAAATGCAACAGTCGGTGCGGCAGGGGCAGATGGCCGAATTGCAATTTAAAAAGGCGCAAGACACGGAAGCCAGACTTAACCAGTGGTATGCAAAAATAGCAAAAAATGGCGGGCCAACAACGGCTATTGAAATAGAAAACCAAATGATGGGCTCAGGCATTCAGCAAGTAGTGGACACAGGACTAAAAGCCCGTATGACTCGGCTTAAACTTGAGGACGACCGCAAACGAGATTTGGAGGCAATGTTTGGCACGCCACCGCCTGCCCCCGCCACCACCACCACCACGCCATTGCCGCTTGTAACCGGAAAACCGCCACAAACCGCACCGGCGCCGGCTGTTGGTGCTAGCCCCGCCACCACCATTAATAATTTAGACCCCGAAAAAAGCGCGCGGTTAAAAATGTTGTCTAAAAACCCTGGTGTGGTAGCGGCGGGGCGGATTGAACTTCAGCGGATTTTAAACCCAACTATGCACACGGTAGAGGGTCAATTAGTATCTATTAACCCCGACGGCACGCCTAAAGTGGTATTTGGAGAAAAGAAACAACCACCCATAGTTGCGTTGCAAAAAGTAATTGATGCTATGCCTCCCGACGATCCCCGACGCCCTGCGTTACAAGCTGAAGTTAATAAAGCCTTAACCGCTGAAAAACAAGGCGCGGAACGAATTAGAATACAGTGGGGCACGCTCAACGTAGGGCAACAAAATTTGGCTGTTAACCAAGCCAGCCTTAAGCTGCGGCAAGACGCGCCTAAAAACGGTTTGACCGATCCAAATGACATTGAACGTGTTGCCTTAGCGGTCGCAAGTGGTCGGGTGCCTGTGGACAGGTTAAACAGCACCACCGCAAAAATATACGCTAACTTACTTAAAGCCAACCCCGATCTTGATTTTACTAAGCTAAGTATTGGACAAGCGGGGGATAAAGCAAGCGCGGTAACTACCGCACGAATTGGCGCCGAGCAAACACGCGCTACAAGTCTTACCCCCGAAATGCTAAAACAACACGGCGACGCGTATAACACCAACGGTAAATTACCGTTGTTAGGTAGTGGGCCACAAGCAGCGGTAGATCGCGTAGCTATTTTGCGTTATGCCTCCGAAAACAACCCGACTGACGCCACAACAAAAGCGTTAAATAAAGCGCAATTGGACGCCCTGGTTCGGTTGGCAATACAAGAAGCGGCGGTAACAAACTATGTTAAGACGTTTGACAAAAACATAGAGCTTGCGCGGGAGGCATTAACCAAAGTATCTAACACCAATATCCCCGCGCTTAATGCTTGGTTACTTAACCCCGCGCAACGTAAAATTACCGGCGATCCCGATCTAAAGGCGTTGGGCGTTTACGTCAGTAGCTTGCAAGCAGAATTTGCAAAAATTCAATCCGGCGCAATGGGTAACTCAGTAACCGCCGATGCCGCGATTAAACGCGCGCAAGACACTATTAACACCGCCGACAGCCCACGAGCGTTTAGGGCTGCGTTAGACGCAATGGTAAAAGAAAGTCGTAACCGGTTAGACAGTTTTGAAGATACCCGAAAAGAAATGGCGGCAAAAGTAAAAGGGCAACCCGCCGCAACAGCGCCGGCGGCAGTTGCACCGCCAACCGCCGCTGCAAGACCCGCTGGCGTAGATGCCAACTGGACGTTTGAAACGGACGCTAAAGGCAATAGCGCATGGGTTAGCCCAGATCGCAAATCGTTCAAAGAGGCGCAATGATGGCTTTTGACCTTAGCACAGCTAAACCTGCGGCGTCCGGTGGGTTTGACCTTAGCACTGCACGGCCAGCGTCTGAAGTGCCCTCAGGCCGCAGTGTCGGTGGTTTTGTATCGAACATACCTCCCTCTGCGGTTCGTTTGGGCGAAGGACTATTAACTGCCGCCGTTAATGTTGTTGACACAAAAGGCAACAACACCATAGGTAACATCCTGGATATTGGCGCGGGTGCATTACAAAACGCGCTGCCAAAAGCCTTTGTTGACTTTGTTAATTCAGGCGACAGTCCTGAAAAAGCAGCGTCTGTTAAGCGCGCTGTTGATGCCGCTAATGCAATGGGTGGTTTTCTTAAGGAACGATACGGTTCGCTAGACAAAATAAAAACCACGCTTTACAACGACCCCGTAGGCGCGGCAGCGGATCTTTCGATCCTATTCACCGGCGGCGGCGCCGCAGTTACGCGTGCGGCTGTTGCCTCGCGCGCCCCTATTGTGGCCGGCACTATGGCCGGCCTTCCGGGCATGGAAGCTGCTGCCAGCACCTCCGGTGCGTTACTCTCAACAGGTAAAGCGTTAAGCACCGCAGGGCAATACACAAACCCGTTAGCTGCGGTTGGCCCGATAGCGGGGGTGGCGGGGAATATGGTTTTAGCGGTGCCGGGCGTTCAACGGGGGGTAGACGTAAGTAAAGCCGTAGCAAAAAAAGCAGTTAGCACAGGATACAACCTTATTGAACCCGCGCTTCCCGGTGGCGCAGAAGCGATAAAAAACCGCGCTATTATGTCGGCGTTTTCATCCGACCCCATTAAAGGCACGCCCGATATTGCCAAGATGAACCAGGCGATAGCCATGCTAGAGCAGGGCATGACCATTGAACAGGTTGCGGTTGCGTTGAATAGCCCCGGGTTAGCTGCAATGGTTAAAACATCTCAAAACGCTAACACCGCGTTGGCAGGTATTTACAGCGCAAGAGAACTTGCATTAAAACAAGGCCAAGCCAATCAACTAACAGGAGCAAGTACAAACCTTAACGCGCTTAACGAAGCTAATCTGCCGCCTAGTGCAGGGTCGCCTAACCTACCCCGCCAAGCAGTCAATACCGCGTTGTCACAAGAACAGGCCGCGCTGGCGGCACAACAAACTGCAAGGGCGGGGGCGCTGACAGCGGAACAACAAGCTGCTGAAGCCACGCTGGCGCAACAACAAGGTCAACTAACCGCAAGCGTAGCCAACCCCAGGCAAATGGAAGTTGGCGACACACTTACCAAAGCGCGCGCAGACCTAGAAAGCAAGGCGCGTACGGAGGTGGTTACGCCCGCGTATACCGCAGCGTTTAAAGCATCGGCGGAACCGTTTAGTTTTGCGCCGGTAGAAGCGGCGGCCAAAAAATTAGCCGCCGATCCATCTACGCAGCTTAACCCGCAAATTGCGCCTTACACTACCGAAGCCTTGCGGATGTATGGGTCTAAGGTGCCAGAACCTGTGCCTGGCGCGCCACCTAGCGCGGTGCCTCCGGCACCTGCGCCTGCAATGGTAACGCTAGAAGGCGCAGATAAACTGATAAAAGCCTTGAACACCGATCTGGCAGCCATTCGGGGGGCTAGGGATTCGGCGTCCAATATGACACGCAAAAATTTAATGGATCTTAAATCAGCGGCTGAACAAGCTATTGCAAGCGGTGTGTCTAAAGAGGCCAACCAGCTATATAAAGACGCCCGCACGCTGCACCGGACAAAGGTAGTCGAGCCATTCTTAAAAGGTTGGGTGGCTAATCTAGAACGCGAAGGCGCCACCGGCACACCAATACTGGCGCCCAGTAAGGTAACACAGAAGATACTGAGCAGTGAGGAAGATGCCCTCCGTGCGGTTGCGGCGTTTGGTGAATCGCCGGTAGCGTTGCAAGCCATCAAAGCGGGCGTAGAAGGTGAATATCGCGCTGCGGTTGTGGCGGGAAAAACAAAACATACCGATTGGATGGACGCGCATAAGTTTCAGCTAGAAGCTCTTGATAAGGCCGGTCTGGGTCTGACACAACGTCTGGAAAGTCTCGGCGGCAGCGCGCAAAAATTAGCCCAAACCGCCGCCGAGCTAAAAGACACAAGTAAAGCTATACCCGGCAAAGTTACCGCCGAATTTGAAGCGCAGAATAAAGCATTAGCCGCGGTGACTAACGAGCTAAATTTTAAATCCGTTACCGAGTTACGCAAGTCTGTAGTCAAAGACGAAGCAACAATGAACCAAGCATTGCGGCGCATGGATGACGCGTCAAAAGCTGCGTTGGCCCGAGGCGTCATGCAGGACGTAAAGACGTTGGCAGAATTAACGGCTAACGAAAAGCCCATCATGGCCGCGCTGCGCGCTGCTGATCCTGCTACTGCTGCGCGCATCATGGCTAACGCCAAAGAAGGCTTTAGGATACGTTCGCTAATAGAAAAAGCGCAAGAGGCCCGGCCCGCAAATGCGTTAGGCACGGAACAACGCGTTGCGGATCTAACCCAAGGGCTACCGGAAGTGCGGGCGGCGGTGCAAAAAATACAAGCCGAAATAAACCAAAGCACTAGCTTTGATAAACTGGCGGCAAAAGGTGTAGCTGCTGGAGGTGGTGTTGGAAACCTAGCTACTGAATCGGCTGGCCCTGTAGCGGCAAGTTTTAGCCATTACATGAGCATGATAAATTTTGTAATGCGTAGGCTTAAAGGATTGACAGACGATAAGCTGGCCGCGCAGATTGGCGTTGAGCTTGCTAACTCCCCCTCCGCAGCAGCGTTGATATCTAAGGCGCAAGCCAAAGTCACCGCGCCAGTAGTTGAAAAAACACCCAGCAATCGACTTAAATATGTTGCCCCCGGCGCAATAATGCTCAACCAACTAACACCGCAAGAAAACCGAAACAGACTGGCGGCACCTTAATGGCTACCACCAACGAGCTAGACGTTCGCCTAACATCGCACGAAGCCGTGTGCGAGCTGCGCTACGACAGCATCAACGCCAGGTTGAAGCGCATCGAGCATATCGGCATCACTGTTGCCGGGTTCATCATTGCCCTACTTCTTCACATTGCCATGAAAGGCTGACCATGAAAAGACTTCTATTGCTCTTGCTGCTGCCGATTAGTGTATCTGCTGCTGACCTGATGATGTGCAACGGCGAATACGCGCTGTGTGCCGCAAGTGGATCCACGCCCACAGGCAAATCAATAACGGTCAAGGGTAAAGTGTTTCAAGAGGGGATGGCAATCTGCCCTGTGCTGACAGGCCGTAGCGTAGCCAACGGTGCGCTGATGAATAACAGTTGCGATGCCCCTGCCGGTAAAGTCTGGTCATTGTTTTCCACTGTGAGCGAAGCGCCACAAGCGCCATCGTGGGCAGTTGCGCCGCTGGTGAGTCGATCATTCATCCTCGGCAAAGATTCCGGCATGAGCAACCAGTGGTCGTTCCTTTGCGATAAGCAAGCGAAGAAAACCAACGGGGTACAGCTTGCGTCTTGCTACGGCCCAATCAACGAGAGTCCGGCTACTAATGGGCATATCAAGCCGGGTGCGAAGATCGTTACTGATGCGCCGGTAGGTGTCTTAAATCCTGTAGGAGGGAATTTCTAATGGGCTGGTTAAAAGCAAGGTTTGGCGAGGCATCTACGCTCGCTGGGTTGGGAGTTGTAGTGATGGTAGCGTCTGCAATTGCGCCGCCGCAGTATCAATTACTGATTCAAGGGCTGGCAGCGGCGCTGGGTATCGGCGGTGTGGTGCGTCCTGAAAAATAACTTTGAGCGTTCGCTGGCGCTGGTGTTGCAGCACGAAGGCGGGTACGTCCACCACGCGCTAGACCCCGGCGGCAGGACGAATCTTGGCGTTACTCAGCGCGTGTGGGAGGATTATGTCGGTCATCCAGTTGACGAGCAGGCAATGCGAAAGCTCACGAAAGAAGTGGTGGCTCCGCTCTACCGCAAGCAATATTGGGATGTTTGCCATTGCGATGACCTGCCTGCTGGCGTTGATTATCTTGCCTTTGATTTTTCTGTTAATGCTGGTGCTTTTCGTTGCATCAAAACTATTCAACGCGCCCTAAATATAACTGCCGATGGCGTCATTGGCCCCGTAACCGTAAAGGCTATTCAAGAAGCAAATGCAGAAGAATTTATCAACAATTTTACGGCAGCTAAAGAAGTGTTTTATCGCGGTCTGGCAAACTTTCCGACTTTTGGCCGAGGTTGGTTCAATCGCTCTGCAAAAAGCAAGAAAGCTGCCGAGGGAATGCTAGAGTAATTTATAAAACTGTAAAGACTGCGAAGTTTTTATAGTCACGACTTTTACTTTGTTTTGCTTTTCTAAAATACCACCACACCAGCGCCCTGTATCGAGACCTCCACTGTGACGCGGTAAGAACTGGTTTGTATACGCTCTTGCGCGTTTTTTTCGGCGCGGTTGACATAAGCCTGATTATTCGCATTAAAGCATCCCCTTCAGCGCAATTTTCAGCCTCTCGATTCGCTGGTTGTTGTATAACACCATAGCCTCTGCGTAATCTCGCGCTGTCTCAGCCAGCAGCAAGTCCCGCCGCGCCGTGTCTAACTCCTGCGCCATCAACTCCTCGCAAGTCGCTGGAACGTATATTTTTTTGAGCCAGTTTAAGAATTTCATCTCATCCCCTAAAAGTTGTAAATATTGCCCACACCATAATAACGCCAACAATCAGCAAAGCGATTGCTGGTGAAAACTCTACGAAAAGATCAATCATTTTTCTCCCCCCTCCCTATTGGCCCTCTAAACATATAGCCGCCGAATGCTTCCAATACTTTCCCCGCTACCTCGTCCCTTGTCTCAGGTGTGGCATGTGCATCAACGGCTTCCCACAACATCCTAAGAATGTCTTTAGCCATTTCGTCCGGTGTCAGTATCATGTGTCTCCCTTTGTGGAATGGTTAATGTAATAAAGCGCACAGCGGTGTCGCCATCTTTAAGTAGCAAAGTCACTGTTGCCGCTTGCAAGTTTGTGCCGTAGATCAGCATCAGTGCTTCCATAAGTCTTTGCGTTTCATTGTTCATTGATTTTTCTCCTTAACCATCATTGGCGTTACCAACTGTTTAAGCTCCAACAGATGCTTTGCAATATCGTTTATCTGCTGCTCGTGCTTTAGCACCAGCGCAGCCATGTCGTCGTGGCTCAACATCATTGCATCCAGTGGTTTTTCGTAATCCCAAATGCTAATGCTCATACATCCTCCGCTAACTTCAATATTTCTTTAATCTCAATGCCTTCATCGTCGTTCTGCTGGGGCCAGCAATTTAGGCCGCGCTTGAGACAAGCTATGACTGCTGGTGTTAATTTAATTTCCATTCCTTTGCTTGGCGGCAACACATTAGCGCCCTGCGTAACCAATCGCTTATACTCCGTCTTACTGTGCGCACGGAACGTCATCGTTGCGCTCCGTTGAGTAGCTCCACGCGTTCTCGGGACACGCGCAAGATGTTATACCGCTGGTGCAGCCGCTCAAGCACCGCAATGCGCCGGATGCCTACCCTTTCTTCGTTCAGCAGTTGCAACACCTCGTCCTCGGTCTTGGACGCGAGGACGTGGTTCAACTCACGCCAGGTTAGTCTTTTCAATTTTCTTCTCCAAGTTTTCAATGTTCTTCAACACCCGTATCAGCCCCCGTTGCGCGGCGTTAAACTGCCGGTAACGGATGGTTAACTCGGCCTTCGCCGCCTTCAGCTTGCCCTTCAGTGCGTCAATTCGTTTCATGTCGTCAGTGCTTCCATAGCTAGTTGTGATAAGGATTTCTTGTCGTGCAGCGCGTCGTAGATCTTCTTGTCTACCGTGTCATTGGTCAGCAGGACGTAAACCCACACATCGTGCGTCTGGCCGCTGCGGTGCAGCCGCCCGATGGTCTGCTCGTAGAGTTCCAGCGACCACGGCAAGGACAGGAACACCATGTGGCAGCCACCGAATTGCAGGTTAAGACCGTGGCCGGCAGACTTCGGGTGCGCCAGCAACATCTCGATCTTGCCAGCGTTCCAGCGTTCAATGGCGTTCGGCTCGTCCAGCGTCACGGCGCGCGGGTAACGGCGCTGTAGCTCGGCCAGCTCGGCCTGATACTGGTAGGCGATGATCGTGTTGGCGTGCTGGTTCTCGGTCAGCAGGTCGTCCAGCACCTCAAACTTGTGGTCTGACATCCATTTCGTTTCCTTGCCCTCAGCGTAGACGAAGCCCGACGCCATCTGTTGTAGCTTGCTGGTGACCACGCCCGCGTTGGCCGCAACGGCCTGGGTGTCGGGGAACAGCAACATAAAGTTCTTTTTCATATCCTTGTAGTCGGCCATGTCCATGTTGCAATTCATCACCACCGTGTGCAGCGGCGGCAGCTTGTCCTTGTACTCGCCAGCATCCAACACGAACGTGGCCGGCTTGATACGCGCCATGACCTGTTCCAGCGCGCCGGCAGCGGGCGTCCAGTCACCGAAGTCACGGTTGATGCAGTGAAAGTACTGCTGCAAAAACGCGCCCTTGCTACGCCCGAGTAGCGACTGGTCGATCACCTTGCACTGACCGAATACGTCCTCCAGCCCGTTGCTGGTGAAGCTGCCGGTCAGCCCCCAGCGGATTGGGATTGCGTCCAGCACCTTGAGCAACGCCTTGAACCGCTTGCCTGACGGGTTCTTCAGGCGCGTCAGCTCGTCAAACACCACACCGTCAAAGCGTAGCGGCTGCTCGGCCAGCCATTGCAGGTTGTCGTAGGTGGCGACCACCACCTGGACGTTGGCCTGTAGCGCCTTCACCCGCTGCGTCGGTGTGCCGATGACCACGGACAACGACAGCGCGGGCGCCCACAGCTTGGCCTCCACCGGCCAGACGTTGACGGCCACGCGCTTGGGCGCGACAACGAGGAACCGTTGCACCTCGCCCGCCGCCAGCATGTCGCGCATGGCGGTCAGCGTGATGGCGGTCTTGCCAGCACCCACAGGTGCTAAGATCATCGCCCGGTCACGCTCGTAGAGGAAGTCGGCGGCTTGTTCTTGATAGGGTCTAAGATTCAAGGTAAGCCTCTATGAAGGTTTGCGCGACTTGCGGGACGATGGTATTACCGTAGGCGCGCAAGCGTCCCACTCGGGCGGATACCCCATGAGCCAGCGGGAATGTGCCGGGTTCAACTGGCCGGGCTTTTCCGTCGCGGCAGGGGAGCCAATCACAGTCAGACCAGAAGTTAGCTGCGCCACCACATCCAATACATCGTGGCTGATCTTGCCGTTCCTCATGCGCCCCCCCCCGGTAGCCGCCCTTGTAATCGCGTGTCGAGGTCGTCGGCCAACTGGTCAAATGCGCTGCTGCTTGCAATCCCGGTGCTGGCCCCCGCTTGTCGTCCGGTGGCCGTGGCCCGCCCGTTGTGTCGCCCACTATCGGCGTCGGCCAGCCCACTAGGCCACCCATCAACAGTTCGCCCTTGCGCTTGCCACCCCTGCTGGTCTGCCCGCCCTCCATCGTGTTCGGCGTCGGCCACGAACCAGAGTCTTTGTCTAATATGCGGCGCCCCGACGCCACCAGCCGGTAGACCAACCGCCCCGCAGGCGTAGCCTTCTCCCTCCAAGTCAGTTTGAACAAGGTCGAGCCATCCGTGGTTAATCGCTGCTTCAACTTGCTCACCAAAGATAACGTGAGGTCTGCACTCGCGGATGAGATTGAACCAGACAGGCCAGAGATGGCGTTCGTCTGTAACGCCCCCCCCCGGCACCGGCTGCGCTGAAGGGCTGGCAAGGGCAACTGCCCGTCCAAACAGGTCTATCCTCGGGCCATCCGGCAAGGCGCAGGGCGTGGCTCCAGCCGCCAAGACCGGCAAAGAAATGGCACTGAACAAATCCGTTAAGATCACTTGCTTTGACATCCTTGATGCTCCTGGAATCTACTTCACCTTGGGGAATATGCCCCGCTTCAATTAGATTGCGTAGCCACTGTGCGGCATACGGATCAAACTCGTTGTAGTAATTCATCCACCTCGCCTTTCGATCTAATCACAATGTAATTCATTCCCATGCGGCGCATCTCGGCAGCAAACAGCTTCTGCCACGGTGACAAGCGCCCCTTTACAGTCTTGAGTTCCACGAACCACACCACGCCCCCTGGCAGCAGCACGATGCGGTCGGCCACACCAACACGCCCCGGTGACACCCACTTGTAAGCCACGCCACCATGCTCGATGGTGCGGCGCACAAGGTAGCGTTCAATGTCTTTTTCTAACATGGCGGTGGTGTTATTTTCCAACTCAATGTTTTCCAACCTGCAATGCGTTTTAACTCGCGGCGTTCTCTTGCATCGCCGGTTAGTGTCCAGTATTTTATCTTTGGTACGCGGCGAACTTTGGCCGTATACGTTGGAGTTCCGTTACGAAACGCATCCCGCGAATGCTTGCCGGGAACAATGTAATCGCAACGCGGCGTTTTACGATCCATGTCAGTCCATCCAGCGTAGTAAAAGTTAAGCGCGCGGTAGACATAACCTACATGCCCCGCCGAAGTATCTGCGTAAGAAATCACAATTCGGGGGGGGAGTAACTTAATGGCCCGAGATACAAACCAACTCTCGGTGTTTCGCGGCGCGGCATCTGACACCCACAGCCTATTAAGTTCCAACACCGCGTCGGGGTTAGTTGGGCAAGCACTCTTTTGCACAGACCGCGACGCAGGAACACCAAAAGTAACCACACCGATAAGCAAAAAATCGTCGTTAAACAACCCAAAGGCAAACGATATGGGGGGTCTGCGGTGCAGATAGTGATGCGCTACTACTTGCGCGGTTGCCATTTTGCTGTGGATAGATTTAATGTTCATGTAAAAAACTTTAGCACAAAAAATAAAAGTGTGCTACTATTATTTCTCCACCTCAACTAAAGGACACTAAAATGGAAGCCCACGGTGATGAAGATCTACGCGCTGCACCTACGCAGCGTGAATTGGAATTAGCACTCGAATCAGTAATCGAAATCATTCTTGACCACGGCAAGTACCCCGCAAAGGGGCGCGTGCTGTTCGACCTGTACGAGTTCTTGCTGGAGGAGCGTGATCTTTCGTACGCTTACGAACTTTATATCGCCAGCATGAGCAGCAACACGGAAGCGTTCGCGGATCGCATCGAGCGCGAGCGCAAGGCCGTGACGGAGATGCTGGAAAAGCATCTGCGTAACTCTGACTTGGTGTCCGACTACGCAGCGGAGAACAAATAATGCAACACTCTACAGTCGTCGGCGGTAGCACCGCCAAGCGTGTGATGAACTGCCCCGGCAGCGTGGCGTTGGTGAAACTAGCACCGCCGTCACCAAGCAGCACGTATGCCGACAAGGGTACGCTGCTGCACAACCTTATCGCGGAGATTCTCGACACGGACACCGACCCGGTGTCCTTGATTGGGACTAACTACGAAGGGCAAATTCTCGATCAGGAAATGATTGACGAGAAGTTGCAGCCTGCCCTCGACCTGCTGGACAAGCTCGACCCCGAGAAGGTGATGGCGTTAGCGGTCGAGACTCGCGTTGAGTTTGGCAAGTTTCTGCCCGGTGCGTTCGGTAGCTGTGACGTGCTAGGCCGCATGGGTGACGTTGCCTATGTCATAGACTGGAAGTTTGGTGATGGCATTGCCGTTGACGCAGAAGAAAACGAGCAGCTCATGTACTACGCCGCTGCGGCCATGCGTACTCCCGAGGTCGCGTGGGTGTTCGAGGGCGCCACCGTAATTGAGTGCGTCATCATCCAGCCGCCAGTAATCCGGCGCTGGACGACCACACCGGCGCGCATTAAACAGTTTGAGAAGGACTTGAAACGTGCGGTGAAGGTAGCCAGCTTGCCTGACGCCAAGCTCAACCCCGGTTCGCATTGCAAGTTCTGCCCGGCCAAGCCGACCTGCCCCGCCATGACCGGCGCGGTAGACCGGGCGCTGAAGGTCAAGCTCAACGCGGTGGATGACGAGATGCTAGGCAAGTACGCGTCCAACGCCGTGTTGTTGCAGGGTTGGATTGACGACCTAAACGCGTTGGTGCAAACCAAGATTGAGAAGGGGTATAAAATACCTGGTTGGAAGCTGGTAGCCAAGCGCGGCACGCGTAGTTGGGTCGATCAGGGTAAGGCGTTGGTTGCATTGGCTGCATTGGGCGTTGACCCCATTAAAAAAGAATTAGTTTCACCAGCCCAAGCAGAAAAACTGCTGAAGGCTAAAAAACAGAATCTGCCTGAAGGACTGGTTGTATCGGTTTCGTCAGGCGATACGTTGGCAGCGGAGTCAGATCCGAGGCCAGCGGTTTTGCAAATCGGGCAGCAGTTGACCGCCGCCCTCTCTAAACTTGTTTAAAGGACAGTAAAAAATGAATATCGTTACATTCGCAGGTGCAAACCTTCCCGCTGTTGCTTCACTCAGCACGTCGCTTCGCAAGTTGGAGGCTGACGTTGGCCCGGCGGGCGTTGTGATCCTGAAAATGGATCGCACTGGCCATTGGGTTTTCGGTGCAGACCAGACCGAGGTGGAGGATGGCAGTCATTGGGCTATCAATCCGTTTAGTTTTGTCCACGGCTACATCGCGTGGGGTGACGGTGAGGTGCTGGGCGAGAAGATGGCGTCGGTCAGCGAGCCGTTGCCGGAACTCGACGTAGCGCCGCCCGGTGCTAAGAAGGGTTGGGAAACGCAGGTCGGCATGAGTCTTAAGTGCATTACGGGGGAAGATGCCGGCATGGAAGCGCGGTTCACCACTACGTCGGTGGGCGGCAAGCGCGCGGTGCAGGAACTGGCGGTGGCAATAGCGACGCAGGTGGATAAAGACCAAGCCGCCCCGGTGCCGATTGTCACGCTGGGTTCTGAGCATTACCAACACAAGAGCTACGGCAAAATCTACACGCCAGCGTTCGCCGTGTTGCAGTGGGTCAGCCTGACCGCTGACGAGCCGGCGGCAGCGCCGGTGGTGGAGGCGCCAGCCCGTCGTCGTCGGGTAGTAGCGTAAGGATAGGCGGGGGCGCTGTTCGGCCCCCGCTTTTTTATGCGCTATAATACGTCTGTGCTTGGCGGCACATTCAAGGTAAGCCCTAGTCTGCATTCTGCTCGCACCTTGCGAGTCCGCCAACGCCTCCCGGCGAGAATGCAGTCTAGGGCTTTTTGTTTGGTGGCTAATATGGAAAACTGGAAGGACATCCCCGGCTACGAAGGCCGGTATCAAGTTAGCGATCAGGGCCGCGTGCGGTCATTAGACGCGTTGATGTTATGCAGCGGCCCTGTTAAGGGTGCGTATTACTCGTTCAAAAAAGGCCGCACGCTTCGCCCCGGGCGTATGCCTTTGGGGCACCTATCCGTCGCGTTAGGAAAGGGAAACAGTCAATGCGTCCACAAGTTAGTCTTAATATCTTTTATTGGCGCGGCCCCGGGAGGGTATGAGTGCTTGCACAGAAACGGCGTCCCCGACGATAACCGCTTAGCCAATTTGCATTGGGGGACGCGAAGCGAAAACATGAAAGACGCTTACGCGCACGGCGCCAGAGACAGAGCGAAGAACCGCGCTGCGCTGGCAAAAGGGCGTGCAACACGTTGGGGCAACGTATGAGCTTGTTTTTCTGCGATTTTGAGACACGATCACGCTGCGACTTACCCAGTCGTGGCGTCTATAATTACGCGCAGGATGCCAGCACCGAGGTGCTGTGCATGGCATACGCCGTTGACGATGGCGAGGTGGCTACCTGGTTGCCCGGTATGCCGTTCCCCGACATTGCTGGCCATCAAATCATGGCCCACAACGCCGCTTTCGAGCGGCTTGTCTTTTGGTATGTGCTATGCCCGACGCTGGGCATACCCGAGCCGCCGCTTACGCGGTTC